ACTAATTAAGGAAATTAAATGAGAAATATTAGAGAGGGTCCGCAGTGTCTTACTAAGCACTGACAGACTTTTCCCTAGTCCATGTGGACTATATTAAGAATCGGAGTATAGTGGAGCTTGGCAACAGAAATCCACTTTTTCCGCTCTAGATAATAAATAGCGTTATCTAGGAGGGAATGTTTATGAAAACGTATACAGATATTAGAGGCACGTTAGACACCGGCGACATTGTTTTATTTTCAGGTAAAGGCGGCATTAGCGATTGCATTAAATTATTCAGTGGCAGTAAATGGTCGCATATCGGTTTAGTAGTTAAGTACGTTGAGTTAGATTTTATTATGTTGTGGGAATCTACAACATTGTGTAATGTAGTCGATGCCGAAGATGGAAAACAAAAACAAGGTGTTCAGATCGTTGCACTGTCAGATAGACTTAATTCTTACGACGGCGATGTTTCGGTTCGCAAATTTCAAGGACAACGAACACCTGCAATGCTCGCAGCACTAAAGCAATTTCGTGATGAATGCAAAAATAAGCCATACGAGCAAAGTAAGTTAGAATTAATTCACTCACTATTAGATTGGTCTATTTGTGAAGAAAATAACGAAGATTTTTCTAGTTTCTTTTGTTCAGAGCTTGTAGCAGAAGCGCTCGAGAGAATGGGAATTATGGACGGTAAATTACCGGCCAACGAATTTATACCGAGAGACTTTAAAAACGGCAACAGATTTGAGCACTATTTAAAACCTGGCATGACATACAGTCAGGAAATAGTACTTAAAGAAGAAAAATAGCATAAACGGCCTTATGGTGAAAGGGATATCATACGAGTCTTCGAAACTCTAGTTCTTTGTTCGAATCAAAGTAGGGTCACCACTACAAAAAGCACACTTTTTAGTGTGCTTTTTTTTGGCCATCTTCCTGCCCTATCCTCCTAAAACCGATAAATATCTGACACAGGGGGATCACGATATGGACTTTACAAATGCTATCAATCGCTACACTACGTTAGTGCAATCGGAAGTACCTATCGTTTATCAGGTCATGCTTAGGAAAGGTGTGCAACACGCTACAGTGCGTTTAGTGTGTGATAAATTAGCGATTTTAGGTCATTTAACAACCACTTACACCGGTGATATAGTCAACGATGCAGTTATTGAAGCTGTGACGAAGTTTCAAGAAAGCGTAAATATCGAGGTCGACGGAATTGCTGGTCCAACCACTTTTAAATACTTAAACGCAGAATTTAGCAGACGTCTTAAGGCACTGCGTTATTCTAAACCAACGTGGGATGCCATTCCCGCCGCTGCCGGCAAGAAGATAGTAGTAAACATTCCTGCTTTCGAAGTATGGATGTATAAAGACAACAAACACATAGATACGATAGATTGCGTGATCGGAAGAGTAGGAAGAGAAACAGCAGAGTTCAGCAACAAAGTTTCATACGCTGATTTTCGCCCATACTGGAATGTGCCTACAAGCATATTCAAAAACGATAAACTACCTAAGATATTGGCGCAAGGCCCGTCTTACGTGACAAACAATCACTTTGAGGTAGTAGACAGAAACGGTAACATTATAGCACCACACGTTATAAACTGGAAGAAATACAAAACCAGTTATTTCCCATACACGTTTAGGCAGAAGCCAGGGCCGTGGAATGCATTAGGATTAGTGAAGTATATGTTTCCTAATCGCTATTCTATATACATGCACGATACGCCCGACAAACACCTATTTAGCAGAAAGGTTAGGGCGTTTAGCTCTGGTTGTGTTCGCCTTAGCAACCCACCGAAGATGGGGTCATTTTTACTTGACCTCCCCGAGACAACTGTGCTAAATAACATGAACGACGACACACGAAACCATCGTGTAATCAACCTGCCTAATTCAGTGCCTATACACATTACGTATATGACAGCATGGATAGACAATAACGGTGTCGAGCATTTCGGCCCCGACATTTATAGCAAAATGAAATAACACAGAACAAAATAAAACTTTTTGAGGTATAATATGAAAATTGAAATCTATGGTTCCGCCAACTGTGCATATTGCACGCAAGCAAAAAAACTATGTGACACTAATGGTTTAGCTTATGAGTACTACGATATAACTGGACATGCAGCAGGATTCGAAGAATTAGAGCAGAGGGTAGGGTACAAAGTTCTTACTGTGCCTCAGATTTTTGTAGATGATGAGCACTTAGATGGCGGATATTTGGAATTCTACAAGCTAATTGCTTCGATGGATAAAGTTGCATAAAATAATTTAAAATACCAGTTGACAAGCAGTGCGAAGTGCGCTATAATACGCACATACAAAGCAAGATACATTGCAAAAAGAATTTAAAAAAAGACAAAATATCAGTTGACACATTGCGCAGAACGCTGTATAATGTGCAACATACAAAGTTAAAACAATTTAGAGCAGCAGGTGTAGCGGTTACTTCATTTCGAGAAAACACACCGATACGAAATATTCTCTCAAAATTGTCCAATTTAAAAAGGCAGCAGATTTTACAGTTACTTCTATTGAACTGAAAAAACACTGTAAAGATTATTCTCCTTTTATGTTTTACACAGGTAGCGGGACGTTCGGTTACTTCAAACTCTTAATTTGACCAAAACAACCGGGCAATATTATACTCCTGTTTTATTTTGAAGGGCAGTTGGTTTTTCAGATACTTCATACTAATGGATGGTTATATTAAGGTAACCTAGGTGCTATCCCGAAAGGTAGCTGGTGCAAGTGAAGGGACTTGCTGGTGTGAGTGGAGGCACTCTCTAGGGCTGCCCCGAATGGTAGATCGGCAGAACGAGCTTCCGTGATAGCTGTACTGAAATCAGTATCCTCCCTTCCTTTTACAAAACCAATAGGATCGTAAGATCCTATTTTTATTTATATATCAGTTGACATTGCTGTCTCAATGCCGTACAATACACACTTAATTGATAGCTTACTTCAACAAGAGGAAACACAGAAATGAAAACTGCAACAGAACTAAAGACTACACCAGTGACAGTTGTATCGGGCTCCGAAACCTCTCATGATAACTTCATGGGCGAAGCATCGTTTGATCTGAAATCGCCGCTAAATAAGCTGCGTATGATCGCTGCATCCTGCTTCTTCGGCGAGCCGCAGTATTACGTCGACGGTGGCCTGAAGTCGAAGTCAGGTAAAATCAACGCTGGTATCTCGAACACTCAGATGCAGTATTTGGTCGATGTGCTGAAAGGCATTGTTTCCCCAACTGAGACAGTAGGTAAAACTACTGTAGAAGTAATGGAAAAAGCAATCGACGATGCACTTGCGATTGACTTGGAAGGTACTTTGCGTATTGCTGTTGCATTGCGTAACGACGACTTGATCCGTACTACTCCACAGGTAATTATGGTTCGTGCTGCTAACCACAAGTCAGCAAAAGGCACCGGTTTGATCCGTAAATACGCTGCTGATATTATCAAGCGTGCCGATGAACCTGCTGTACAAATGGCTTACCAGTTGCACCGCTTTGGTAAGACTATCCCAAATGCTTTGAAAAAAGCGTGGAAGGATCACCTGGAAGCAGCAAATGATTACACCCTTGCGAAGTACCGCATGGAAACTCGCACTGTAAAAACTATCGACGTAGTTCGTATGGCACACGCACATTCGGAAGCGATCGACAAGTTAGTGTACGACAAGTTGAAAAGCGAACAGCGTACATGGGAATCGTTGATTTCTGAGAAAGGCTCCACAAAAGCCACTTGGGAAGAAGTAATTGACACCCTGTGGGTCGTAACAGAATAATTTATCCTCCATTAAAAGGTAGCAGAAAATGTCAAAAGTACAAATTAAGAAAGTAAACAACTACATGGCGATCTTGCGTAACCTGCGCAACATCTCCCAGGCTGGCGTATCTGACGAGCACATTGATAAAGTGTGCGCGGCTCTTACTCACTTGCCTGCAATTGAGAATAGCAAGCAGTTGCCATTCCGCTTCTACTCGGCCTATACCGAGTTGCAGAAGGCAGGCGCAAACCAGAAATTGGTTGCTGCTGCTGAGAAAGCAATGGAGCTGTCTATTGTTAACTTGCCGCGCCTTCGAGGTGCTGTAGCTTCGTTGTGCGATAACTCCGGTTCCGCGCACGGTGCGTTCACTTCTAGCATGGGTACTGTATCAGTAGCATCCATTGCAAACTTGCAGTCTGTTATTACTGCTATGGTTACTGAGGGCGAAGCTACTGTTCATCCTTTCGGTGACCGCCTGGAATCAGTTAAGATTGACCGCACACAAGGCATCTTTGCTCAGCTTGAAAAAGTTAACAAGGTTGCTAAAGGTGTAGGTAACGGAACTGAAACTGGTATCTGGTTGTTCTGGGACAAGGCGATTAAGGAAAAGACACACCTTGATCATGTTTTTGTGTATTCCGATATGCAAGCCGGTCACGGCGGACTGTATGCAAGCAGCACTGTTCCGAAGGAATTTTCCTGGGACAAACGCGGCGGCCGTCACATTGACGTTGCTGCATTGATTAACAAGTATCGTGCAGAAGTTAATGCAAACGTACAAGTATACCTTGTGCAGGTTGCAGGATACGGTGACACAATCGTTCCTGAGATTTACGATAAAACGTATATCCTGGGCGGTTGGTCGACCGGCATCCTTAACTTTGCCGATAAAGTATCTAAACTGAACCCGTAAGGAATCAGTAGACGATAAATAGTACACTGTGCCCGCCCACAGTGTACTATTTTTTTTGGAAGGTGAATTAGCCAGGGCGCTAAGACTGCCTCGAAAACAGTTCGTGTTAGAAATAGCATGGGGATCGATACCTCCGCCTTCCGCCAAATTTTAGCTTCATTGTAAAAAAACCTCTATTACGATAAATATTATTGCATCACAATAATAAAAATAATAATAATAGAGGTGCGCAATGGACAGTATTCGTACTCTGGCCGTTGTGTTGTTGCTGTATTCGGTACATCTAGCGGCATATTCAGCCGAGCGTAGCCCTAAACTCGATCTTAACATCGAAGATTCGGTCGAAAGCCAGTTGATTCCTGCAACAATACAACCAGTAAATATTAGTTTAATCGGTAGTAGTAATTTTAGATCAAACGGATTGCTATTAGATAGTAGCCCTTCGGTTGCTGCAAATATTTTGTTAATATCACCAGAAACTTCTCCGACTATTTTTCATACAGGGCATTGGTTTGCCACAGCATCCGTTGCTAGTATGAATCTCGAGGTCGCACCTGGCGAAACTGTTTCGACTGTTGGCGCCGTAGGAATAGGGATGGTAGGAAAATTAATGCCCGATTGCAACGTGCGCTATGCGTGGGCGATTAGCCGAAACATGACAAACATATCCGGCGATAGTTCTAGTATATTTGCAGGATTATATATGCCACTTAGTAAAAATCATAGTGTGGGTGCAGCAGTGCAACATTCGTTTAACGCTCCCGGCGAACAGACAATGTATTCTGAGATATTCTATGCATATAGGTTTGCACCGACAGTGAAGGTACAAGTGCAGCATGGCTGGCAAGAAGCAGCAAATGGGGCAAGTAAGTACAGTTACGAAGAACTCAACATTAGTAAACAGTGGACCAAAGAGTGGTCAACAGATGCATCGTACTTTTTTGTTAGGTCGGGTAAAAATTTCAACGACAATTTTACTAAAGATGGTTTGCAAGTAAGTACAAAGTATAGTTTCTAAAATCTTTACTCCTGTAGCTCAATCGGACAGAGCATCCCCCTCCTAAGGGGACGGTTGGAGGTTCAATTCCTCTCAGGGGTACCAAAAATAATCGTTGCTCTTTTGAGATAGTTGTGTTATAATTCATACATAACAACATTTGAGTGACGATATGTTTATTATCTCAGATAACAAATATAAACCTAAAACTAAAAAAGAAAAAGATAAACTCCGCGCAAGAAAGGCAGCAGAACAATCTGCAAAAAAAGAGCGAGAGCAGCGTAATTTTAAAACGTCTAATCTTCCGTCGTATACATACGAACAACGTAACACACATTTGAAAATTACAAGTGCAACTGCACCAGCGGTAGTTAGAACAAAGGTAGAATACGAAGGTGAGATGGCAGAGCGCGAGCGTTTAGCGCAAGAAGAGGCTAATCGTCGTAAACAATGCGTAGCACCTGCATACAATAAGGGTGCGTACACTTACGTATCGTCAGAAGAGCAGGCTAAGTGGATCGGACGATAACTGATAAATAATTGCATGAAGATACTAGAATTATACAAAAAGGATTTATTTGGAAAGCAAACTCCCTCGCCTGAAGAAGTTGCTAAGAAGCATAATGTACCTTTATCTCAAATCATGCAACAACTTAAGATAGGTGTTAAGATTGAACACGAACACACGCAAGATACCGCCTTATCACGAGAAATTGCTTTAGATCACTTATCAGAGTTGCCTAATTACTATACTAGGCTCACTAAAATGGAAAAAGAATAATATTCGGTGTTAACATGACCTGCCAACACTGCGGAACACAACTTAAAGGCGACTTTATTTGCATTAACTTTGGCGGCTTGCTAAAAGGCAAGGACGACAGTGCATCGATGTCTAATAAAGTAGAACACTTTTTAACGATATCGTGTCACAGTGATACGCTTGAGAACTATGATTCTGTGTTTCTGGAAGATAAATTTCAATATCAGTGCCCAGGTCAAGCAGAATCCTATTTTTGCACAAAGAAATGTTTACTTGAATGGTTTACAAGACAAATGGACAAAATACCGGAACCGAGATAATGAATACCAAACAAGTTATTGTAGTAAGAACAGATTTAAATATGCGAAGGGGAAAGGAATCTGCTATGGTGGCGCATGCATCCTTAGGCGCAGTGTTTTCTAAGTCCTTCGTAGCCGAAACCGATGCCGGTGAGAAGATGAAAGTCATTCCGCTTACTCCGACTGTAGAAGAATGGTTTAATGTGCGCTTTACTAAAATTTGTCTAAGCTGCAATTCTGAAGCGGAACTGTTAGCATTAACGGAAAGCGCTAAGGAAGCAGGACTATTGCATTTTTTATGTCGTGATGCAGGTTTAACTGAATTTGGCGGTGTGCCGACTTATACTACATTAGCAATCGGTCCAGCAGAAGCATCTGAAATTGACAAAATCACTAAACATTTGAAACTTAGATAATTTAGTCACAAAAAAAGAAGCATTAAAATGCTTCTTTTTTGTACATAGTATAATTATTATGACAAACTTGCAGAAACAGCAGAATCGTCGTAACCAGCCCCAGGGTTAGTAATAACAATATTAGTTACTACACCACCTGAAATAGTTGCAGTGGCAGTAGCAGGTGTTGTGTTTGCACCGGTGATAGTTACTGTCGGTGCAGTTACATAATTTGCTCCACCGGTGGCGACTGCGATACTTGCAATTGTGCCAGGATTAGCGGGGCCTTGATTTTCGTCTACAACGATTGCGCCCAATGTAGCAGGAACAACAGCAGGCGGCGGTGTCACCGGTGGAGCACCGATGTCGCTGTCTTGGGATGTTAACGCTGGATTGAATGTGCCGGTGATGTTGCCTCTACCGTCGTTCCACAGAGCAGTAGTTCCGTCAAAATAGGACAATTGGAACTGGGCCAATGTTCTTACGTACTTATTGTTGTGTTGTAACTGACATTGACCAGCAGCTAGTGGTAGTGTATCATCTACTAATGTTACGTGTTCACCGATTGCAACTTCGTATGTGCTGGTACCCGGTTGCGATAGTATTGCCTTAGGACCGGTTGACGTTAATACAGTTAAATTTCCTTGGACTGGACCGAATCTTGCAGTGAACCAATCTTTTTTTATAGGGCGACCCATTAGGTATACCTCCTTGTTAAGTTATTGTTATAGGTATTTATCTTTTTTGCTAAATATCAGTACAAGTACATTCACATACAGCGAGGTAAATATGGAAAAACTATTTAGATTAGTACTAGCGTTAGCACTAACACAACTTATTGCATGCAGTTCGTGGTTACCGGAAGAAACAGTTAAGTTAGAAGAACACAAAGTAAAATTTGAAGATATAAAGGCAAAATTTGATAATGTTAAGGAAGATCAGACCACTTCTGCAGAATTAAGGGCAATGGGATTTGATCCGTATATGGCAAACAATGTTACGATTCTATCGTATAGTGATATTGTTCCTAAGTTTATGCCAAACAGCAGCATACAGTTATCGCAAGTACCACCAGGAATACAAAAATGTATACTTGCTACAGATCGTTGTTCACCGTTTGTAATGATGTTTGAGGAAACTAAAGGTAAAAGAATAGGCAATGCGACTGCTGACCTGTTCGGGTTTGTGAGGACAGTGGAGTTAACAGGGTGGAGAGCAAGCATGTTGTTCGTTGTATTGGATGATGTGGTAGTTTATAAATCGTTCAGTGGCGAACCTAACGTATATAGTCACACTAAACAAAAGAAACCATTAGGACCTTTGCAAGAAATTGGTGGATCAGCACTTAAATCGGTCGTAGTCCCGTGAGTCTGTTTATACCGATGCCGGGACCCCGTGTTAGATAAATATGTAAAATTAACTTATTGAGGTAATATTATGAAAAAATTATTAATTGGGTGTGCAATAACTATGTTTGCCATGCCAGTATTTGCAAATCCGTTGATTACCGATGCAGTGCAGACAATTCGCACAGCGCAAGCAGATCAACAGAGAACGCAAGATAACGAAAGGAGATACTATATATTATCTAGTGTTGCATCGTATGAGGCATTGCAAGGTAATGTGCTCTTTAAGAACATTAAGATGGATAAGAACCCAGTTCCGATGAGACCAGTCCCGAAAGCTATATAATATCCGTGAGGAGGTATTATGCACGATCGCGGTGAAAGACGGTACCTAACCGAAAAGTACGTCCAGCGCCAGATGCGTTTAGATAAAATGTACAAAGGCGGTTATAGCGACAAGTACCGCCGACCTGCAGATGCAGTGATGTCTATGCTATTGGGTTTAGCATACGAAGAACATCCCGCTTATGGATCCAATTATGCTCCACCGTCTGCTAGGGCGTTAGGGCGGTGGCGCAATCTTTCTTTCACCGATTGCGGCGTCCCACGCTGCCCAATGTGCGGCAATCCCCGCAGATTGACAACAAGGTCCGGTGACAATCGTTTAACAATGCAAGAAAGGAAAGCAGATGAATCGTTTCACACACAGTTGCTTGATTATTTTATGCCTCCTGTCGACGAATGCGATAGCAGCACGTAAAGACTTTAGGGGCTGGATTGACGCTGACCGAGATTGTCAAAATACTCGTGTTGAAATATTGATAGCGCAAGGTGCAGCAGTAGTCGATAAGGATTTTCCTTGTAAAGTATCTACTGGATTGTGGTTTTTACCTTATTCCGGCACCTATGAAATCAACGCACCTGAAATAGATATTGACCATGTAGTGCCTTTGAATTATGCTTGGTACAATGGCGCACAAGGATGGACAAGAGAACGGAAAACAGAGTTCGCAAATGATCCGCTCAATCTTATAGTTGCATCTAAGTTAGAGAATCGCTCCAAGGGAGATTCGCCTCCTGAAGAGTGGATGCCAGCAGATACATCGTATTGGTGCGAATATAGCACCAAATGGAAAGAAGTTACACAGAAATATAACATAACAACAGCCGCTGAGACCCAGGATTTCCTAAAAACAGTAGACGAATCTTGCGCAAGGTACGAAAAAGTTCACCAAAAAGGTTGACATATCGTGCAGAACTATGTATAATGCGAACTGTAAATTAAACTACATAGGCAGCTACACATGAAAATTGCAACTAACGCACCTGAACTTGAAATGGGCAACGTCGGTGCCACCGGCCAGTTCACCATTAAAGCATCTGTTCACTCGTTTCGGATTCTGTCCAGCGGTCTTTACTCTAACAAGATTAAGGCTATCGTTCGCGAACTGTCCTGCAATGCGGTCGACTCCCATGTTGCCGCCGGCAAGGCAGACGTACCGTTCGCGGTCCACTTGCCTAACGCAATTGAACCTTTCTTCTCAGTGCGCGACTTCGGTACCGGCTTGTCCGCCGAAGACGTAATGACCGTCTACACTCGCTACTTCGAATCTACTAAGCAAGGCTCCAACGATTACATCGGTGCTTTGGGCTTGGGTTCTAAGTCACCGTTCAGCTACACAGATAACTTCACTGTTACTGCTATCCAAAACGGCGTACAGCGAATCTACACTGCATATATCGATGCAACCGGTTGCCCAGCTATTGCAGAATTTGGTTCTTGCGATACTGACGAGCCAAACGGCGTTGAAGTAAAATTCTCCGTAACCGATCGCAACGACATTTATCGCTTCGTAGAAGAAGCAAGGGAAGTGTTCAAGTGGTTTAAGCTCAAGCCGGATGTTACCGGTAACACCGATTACCGTGAAAAGTTGCCCGAGATTAAAACAGCAGACATTTCACCCGGGGTGCATCTTGCAAATATGCATCGCCCTGTTGCTGTGCAAGGTAACATTGCATATCCGATTAGTCTGCCTAAGTCGGAAGAATACGAACACCTTGAGAGTTTGATGCGCTGCCCATTGATAATCGAGTTCAACATCGGTGATGTTGAGATTGCTGCTAGTCGCGAAGAACTGTCCTACACCGATGCAACTGTTAAGGCGATTGTTGCCCGTTACGAAACTATTCGCGACGACATTGCAGAATTTGTTAACAGCACAATTTTGCCAATTACTTGCGAGTGGGAAAAGGCACTGAAGATTATGAGCTTTTCACGCGAAGAAATCTTTGCTGCTGCTACTAAGAAACTCGTCGACGACGGCGTGTCTAAGCTGTTAACTCGAGACACGGTTCACCGTCTCAATAGTATTATTTATTCCGATGCGTTGAAGCTGGATCGTTTCGAGTACAAGCGTAAGGGCCTAGACATCCGTGTGTTTAAGGTTGATACATGGCGCAAGGCTGCTGTGCGCGAAATAATGCCGTACGATTCGTATGATAATAACGATGCCGGCGAGCCTATTCCGTACAGTCATCACACTGTACCGTTGACGCCCACTAGCTTAGTGTTTGTAACAAACGACAACGAGAAGAAACTTATGGCTCGGGTTCGTAATCACTATCGCGACCACGGCAAGCACGATCAAGTTATTATTATGCTGACTACCGATAAGGAATGCAAAGACAGCGAAGCACTATATAAGGCAGTGTTCGATCAACTATGCAACCCACCGGCACCAGTTGTAAAAGCATCGGAGTTTGCAGTGGAGCCTCGTAAAATTAGTAACAAGCATGACATCCTTACTTGTAAGGCGCGCGGCTATCACGACAGAAACGGTACGCCTTACCTGATGGTGCAGAAAGATTTCACAGAAGATCCTGCAAAGGAATACTGGTATGTTCCGCTTTCTAATTACACTGTGCTTACTAAAAACGGTACGGAAAATTATGACTTCTTAGGCAGCACTATGCGGAACTTAACCGCATCCGGTATACTTAACGCCCGCGATATTTACGGTGTCCGTAAAGGCGCAATGGAAGAAATTAAGAAGCGTAAGAATTGGAAGTGTGCATACACTGAAATTGCTAAGATTCTCAACGCATACGATGTTAAGGAACTGTATGTACCAATCTACAAAGGCATTGTATCCCGCGATATAGTAAACGAAACAGTAGTTAAGTATATCGAGGCGTTAGACGCAGACTCTACTTATCGTAAGTTTTGCGAAGAAACTGCTGCGGTTATGGGCAATTTTCACAGTAACAAAGATACACAAGCAATTGCATACAAAGAGCTTATGCAGGTATTTGATGTTAAGCATACTGCAACTGATATCAGCAAAGATGTAAAAGCACGATACGAAGCATTGTTTGATAAGTATCCGATGCTGAAGTTTTTGGAAGGTGCTGGTCACGGAAGCGACCTTAGTAGCAGGACCGCAGTAGACCGTTTGCTAGGCTATATTAAATTAATCGACAACAACACAGAGGTAATACCAAATGAATAACACTCCACTGCCGTTTATCATGCAAAGCGACAATCTCATCCTGATGGTTGATAATGTTAGCTACACGATTAACAAACATTCGCATATTAACTATGCAAAGATTCTCGAAGCGATTAAAGAACAACGCTGGGACGACGCTGCTCTGCTAGTTGACGTGACTAAGTCTTTGACTAACTACGCTTGCGGTAAGCTGACTATCGTTAACGGCACTATTTTCTGGGACGGCCGTGAATTTCATAACTCTCTGGCAAAACGCCTTCTGCAAATGTACGAAGACGGCTTCGAGATTTCACCCATGGTTAATTTCATGGAAAACGTGATGCTGAATCCGAGTTATCGTGCCGTCGAGGAGTTATATGGCTTCCTTGAAAAGAATCAATTGCCGCTGACGCCCGACGGTCATTTCCTTGCCTACAAGAAAGTTAAGTTTGTAGAGGAAGATAACGTTGACAAAGGCTTTTTCCGCGGTGATTTCGTTGATTGCCATACCGGCACCATGCGTAACAACGTAGGCGATAAGCCGTCGATGGAGCGCAATACAGTCGACGATAATGCTAACAACACTTGTTCTAGAGGTTTGCACTTTGCATCGCTCGAGTATCTACAACACAGTGGATTCGGTGGTAATGGGCCGTTGCTGATTTTGAAGATTAATCCGAAAGACGTAGTGTCTATTCCGATCGACTACAACAATCAGAAAGGTCGTGCTTGCACATACGAAGTATTGTCAGTGCATACGCCAGGCATTTTGAAAGAAGCGTTTACTGAAGTCGTGCAAGAGCAAGCCTGATTTAAGAGTTGAATTATTTGTTGCGGTGCTTGTGGCACCGGTTGCGAACCTAGAAGAATGCCGTCGGGCCAATTGTCTGTTATGGCCTTGATAATGCTAGCGACGTGGTTCTTTGCAGTACTGCCTTCTACAAGCGGGTAAGTAACTGCGGAGGTATCTAGGTGGGGGAACTTGAGATGGGGAACTCAGGTGCAGCAAATAATGCTAAATAAGGTAAAGTGCTAAGGACAGACAACACATGACAACCTTCTACTCTTTCCAAAAACAAATTAATAAAAGTTTAGAAGATTCGAGTATTGACAAAGAAATACGAAATGATTTTTTACTAATATCTTTATATTTTGCACAGTTAGCATATTTTAGTCCTACATATATCAGCACTCAGCTCAGCAGCATGGGGGCAATAGCTAATTCTGTGTATAGCAAGCAGGGAGTGCAGGCATTTTTTGCCGAGTTTGATACTTTTGCCGTAATAAGTTTTAAAGGGCGAGAAGTAGATAAGTGGAAAGAACTTAAAGCAGATATACGAGCATGGAAAACAAAGTATAAAGGTTTTAACGTCCATTGCGGATTTTCCGAAACATTGGAAAAAGTTTCCAATCGGTTATTGCTTGACTTAGCCGAAGTTACCCCCGGGAAGCGTTTATTATATACCGGCCATTCTTTAGGCGGCGCACTTGCAATAATAATGGCACTGCTATATCAGCCTAGCGATATTTGCACGTTTGGTTCCCCTAGGGCAGTTAATGCAAGTGAAGTAAATGATATCCTTAAAGATGTTAACATCACTAGGGTACACGCAACGAACGATTATGTTTGTAATGTGCCACCAGAGTTTATGGGATACAAGCACCTCGGCGAATCACTATGCATAAATGGTCTAAAACATAGTTGGGAATCTCACCGTCTGCGAACTTATCTGCAAGGCGTTGTTGGCAATCATATAGAGATCGACGACGATAATATTAAAATGGCAGAACGACTGAGCAATTTTTTATTGAATAAGCGCGAGGATAGTAATGACAACGAAGCGCAAGTATAAACACTATCAGGCTATTCGTAATTATGCAGAACATAAGATGAAAATTCGATTAAGCCACAGTTGTAATTGGGAAGAAATACACGATATTGCATACGAACTAGAGTCTCATGTAATTGACACTTATACATATAACGATAAATTCTTTTTCTTTAACAACGAAACGGATGCACTATATTTCCGACTGAGATATGGGGAATAGGTTTATAATGCTAAATACTGTTGATAGCTTTAGTTACTATCAAAACACACAGCCGACATTACACTATAAGTATTCCGGAAAACTAACATTAATGTTACAATGGAGGAAATTAGTATGGACTTTGGTAAAATTTTGATGTGGGCAGGCTTAATTCTTATGTTACTCGGTGCGCTAGGACATTTGTTCGGGGTAGCACTAGGCATAAGTGCATTAAGTGTATTTATGGTTGGTGCAGTTTGCCGTATAGTGTCTGCTATGATGTGCGAACTATCATCTTGACGTAATAAAGTAACACAAAAAGTGGGCTATACGTCCACTTTTTTGTTGACTTGTGTAATCTTGTGCGTTACTATATTGTTTTATAGGGGCATGTATGCGATATTTATTTTTAGACGACGAAAGATTTCCACCGGATACTCCGCTACCTTGGGAGATTGTGCGCAGCTACAACGAAGCAGTGGCGTATGTAAAGGAGAATGGTATACCGGGATTTATATCGTTTGACCACGACATACAGTCTGAGCCAGAAAATGGTTATACCTTTTCGAAGTGGCTAGTGGAACAAGACCTAGATGGCACCCACTGTTTCCCGGATAATTTTGATTTTGAAGTACATTCTGCTAACCCCGTCGGTGCAGAAAATATTAGACAGTATTTAAATTTGTACCTTTCTCACAGGAAGAAAGAAAATGAAAAGATTGCTCGTTCTCGATTTAGATGAAACATTATTCCATGCATTAGACACCTGCGAAGTAGCTACAGCAGTTGCAATGGGAATAATGGAAAATGAGCACGACTACGATTTTGAACTGCTAGATGCATACAAAGCAATTGAGCGTCCGTTTGTACATCGTTTCTTGCACTGGGCATTTGAAAATTTTACTGTCGGGGTATGGACATCGGCTACGCAAGATTATGCAGATTTAGTTGTCGAAAAGTTAATCACAGATGCAAAACACGGAGTGCCGCTGTTTGTGTTCGCTCGCAATCGCTGTACAAAACAGTTTAACAGATGTGCTATGTATCAACACGGCTCGTATGATTATGAGTACATTAAAGATTTAAAGAAAGTTAAGAAATTCGGTTTTAGGTTAGAGGATATTATTGTGGTCGATGATACCCCTGCGAAGCTACAGCGTAACTACGGCAATCTAGTGACAATTAAGCCGTTTCTCGGGGATTACAAAGACACAGAGATGTTGAAATTAGTTGAGTATTTGACTATATTAAATCGTGCCCCGAATATTCGTAAAGTAGAGAAACGCGGTTGGGCTAACAACTTTTCTGTAACTTAAGAAAAAGATAAATACTAATGCAAAATAATTGTTAGGAGATTACACCCTGGGACCGTTTGGGTGTTTGAAGGCGACACATGCCTACCGATTAGTCGCTACCTATATTGAGAAAATTGTGTGACGCTGGGGGAGAGACCCCTTCTTTAATTTAACGAGGATATTATGAAGATTGTAGACATAACAGAAGCCAAAAAGGATAATAAGCCGGCACTGCGCAATCCAGTTGCAAAATTTGCAGGCGATTTTAATAAAGCACAAACCTTTAGAGATCGTACTAAGTATAATCGCAAAGACAAGCATAAGAGAGTCGACGACAGCGTCGACCCTGCGATCGCCGGTGACGAAGAAGTTCATAACTTAACCGATGATGTCGTTGATTACACCGACGGTATTACTGCAATTCGCAAGTATGCCGAGGCTCACTACGATAACGGCGAATGTTGGGATTATGTTGTAGAAGCTTTCGACGATGAGGAGATTCAAGAATATCTAGATCGAGCCGAAGGCGACGTGTCTACTGCGCTTGCTCTAATTAAAGACGTATTAGATGTATATGCAGAACGCGAAGCAGATGCAAAAAATTCTGTATTCTAAAACATTCTTGACAATTCATAAAAATCCTGTTATAATGTCTCTATGCTATTAAAACCACGGAGACATAATGATTATATTGTTGCACGAATTCGGCGCAACAGCTGAAAGCAGTTATTTCGTAAAAACCGTTGCTCCCCACTTTCCGGACGAAATTGTCCTTACCCCGACATATCCTTTCTTAAATGCAGATGCAACAGCAAAGCAGTTAGAACAGTTTGTCGAAGATGCAATGATCGATAACCCCGACGATATTGAATTAACCTTCATCGGCGCCAGCCTCGGCGGCTTCTGGGCTAGATATCTTGCGAACAAATTTCGGTGGAGCAAATTAATAATGGTTAATCCCGCGCTTGACGCAAAGAATGATTCGATCAGATGCGTTAAGATGATAGAGGGTAAAACTAAAACCTCCAATTTAAACTTTTGCGAGAAAGCAGCATCTGAGTTTGACAAATATTTTATTACAGAAGATTACATTGGATTACCCATTACTATAATTGTTGCAGACGACGACAACGTTGTTCCGTCTCTTGCAGAAGAATTAATTGGCTCGCATCGAGCAAGAATAATTCATACCACCGGCGGACATAGAATGCGCTCGACCCTTACGAAACATATAGTAGATATCAAGTTTGCATTCTATAATTTAACGGATTAAGATAAGTAAAATCAAAAGGAGATTTAACGTGGCTAGGCAATCAGCTAAACTTTCTGTAATATCGGGAGTTAACCGACCTGATTTTAAAAAGATTAAAAAAGACTCAAAAACATTCAAACTCGATTTTGATACAGCAATGTATTATGCTCATTACGAATTATCTTCTCAGAACCTAAAAGACGAGTGCCTTAAGTATGCTAAGGCTAAGAAGTTAGCATTTAAGGAAATCGAATCACACAGTGTATACGACTTTGCTTCGATTGGTAAAATTTGTTATATTATCAATCGCGGAGGCGAAGCCCCAGATAATTGGCAAGAATACACTGATGCTGCTCTTGCGAAATTAGCACAAGAATGTGTAAAAGTAGAAGTTGCAATAGATGTGGATTCCGCTGAACAAAAAACTGTAGTATCTATTCAGGATAGGATGCGAGATCAAGCAGCAGTTGTATCTGCAGAATTCGACGGCTGGGTAGACGAATTTATTACAGACCCGCAGGGATTTAAACCGGATAGTTACAATCCTTATTCGATTATGGTAAAGGCCGAACTAAAAGCCGGTCATGCCCGATTTATTCCTAAATTTTACGCTCGTGAAAAACGAGAAACAGAAATGATTGTTTCCGGCACCGCCGATGCACAATTATCCGAAGGATACGGGTGTTACACCAAGGCGCAATTAAAAAAATTGCTCAAACTGTACGAGACTATTGAATCGGCTGCAAATATGATCATTGATTCGTCTAAGTCTGCACGTAAACCACGCGCCAAGAAAGCAGTGTCGGTTGACAAAGTAGTCGATAAACTTAAATTTAGAAAAGAAGATTCTGCACTCAGTATTGTTAGTATTAATCCACGCGATATAGTCGGGGCACAGGAGCTATGGGTGTATAACACTAAAACATGCAAGATAGGTAGATACATTGCGTGTGACTCCAAAGGCCTAAGCGTGAAAAGTGCAACTATCCTCAATTATACAGAGTTGAGTATAGAAAAAACACTCCGTAAACCCGAAATACAGCTGAAAGAATTTAAAGCAGCGGGCAAAGTAGCTCTTAGAACGTTTATGGACAAAATTGGCACAATTGACACGAAATTAAAGAGTAGAATCAACGAGAATCATGTATTGTTAAAGGTGATTAAGTGATTGCTTTCTTCTCCGTTGCTTTTTGATAAATAAAACATAACGGAGATTATTAAATGAGTGCTTATCCAACAAAACGTGAAGAATTCGTTTCTCAGATAGCTTTGCTACTAGGTGCAGAACTAGTCGATGTAGAATTAGATCCGGTGCATTATAATGCTGCGCTGTCCATTTCTATTGATAAATTACGTCAACGATCAGACGGTGCTCTTGAAGAGCAAGACATTTTCCTAACACTGACTCCCGGCATAGACGAATACACTTTGCCTCAAGAAGTGCAAGAAGTACGTCGTTTATATCGCAGAGGCGTCGGTGCGTACACAGCCGGAGGCATCGACTTTAACCCTGCTGACGGTGCTTTTTATAATATGCATTTGATGCAAGGCGGAAGCGGCGGACTTGCAACATGGGACTTCTACAATCAATACCTCGAAACTGTCGATCGTGTTTTTGCATCGCAGTATAATTTCGTTTGGTATAACAGCACAAAAACACTAAGACTAATACGTAAACCACAGGCAGTGGAAGACGTTCTTGTACGTGTCTGGACAACAAAAGCAGAAGAAGCTGTTTTATATGATCCGTATGCAGGGCCGTGGGTTCGTTCTTATGCCCTTGCGTTATGCAAGCAAATGTTAGGACAAGCAAGGAACAAATATCCAAGCGGTTATCCGGGAGCAACCGGTGCTGTTACACTTAACGGCGATCAATTATTGCAAGAATCAGCAGCAGAAATTGAAAAATTAGAATTAGAATTATATAACATTGTTGCCGCAGGCGATGGATACTCTTTCATAATCGGTTAACGATGCTATGAATAGATTATTACTAATATTTCTGTTGGCTATGTCTGCCGTTAATGTTTATGCTAACACAAGCCAAGGTACCACAGTAGCAAAATACAGCGTCAAGATGGAAGGCATTCGTTATAAACGCGGAGGCGATACTCCGCACGAAGGATTCGACTGTAGTGGTTTAGTTAAATATGTTTTTGATAAAAAGGTAGGCACCGATCTTCCACGAACTTCTGCTGAACTCGCAAAACTTCCTGCTAAAAAGTTGCAACTGCCTGCATTAAAAAAAGGCGACATATTGTTTTTTAAAACTCGCGGAAGAATAGATCACGTCGGCATATATGTCGGTAATAAAAAGTTTGTGCATGCTGCTGGAAGATCCGGTGGTGTCAAAGTTGCTTCTCTAAAAGAACGGTACTGGAAATCGGTGTTTGTATTCGGAAAAAGAGTTAGATAACGATAAATAAATGATAAATCCTGCGTGACTATAAGGAGAAAACAATGCCACCGGTAAAGATTAGCGGATATACAATTCTAAATAATGTAACAATAGGTCCGAACAATTCGGTGCCACCGGCAATACCACCAGTGGCACCTACAGTTAATAGCATAAACACAACAGACACTACACCGACAATCACCGGTACTGCTATTATGCACGTCGGCGATGTTTTGAGCGTAGAAGTTGACAGTGAAATATTTGATAATGTCCCTGTTGTATCTGGAAACTGGTCCGTGACAGTCACTAATCCGTTAGCCGCTGGATCTCAATACGGCATTGCAGCTACAGTTACTAATACAGCAGGAGCAACTGCTACTGGCACCGGTACTGTTACGATAGAAGTCGTAACAGCATTGTCGGTGTATAATCTCGTATATAATCAAAATACTCAAGTTGGGCGTCCAGCTGGTCTGTCCCGTGCGTTATTACCGACTGAATATTTATTTGTTCGCTTCTCGAACCCAGGCCCTAATCCGTGGACATGGTCTTCGCAAAACACGCCTGGTTCATCTCAAGGAATTGAATTCTTCGGTGATTATTGGTTATGCGGCTCCGGTGGAGACTTCGGCACACCTGGCAATATAATAGCGGAAATTAGACTATTAGCCGATAATAGTGTTGTAGAAACAGCAACGGGTGTCTTAACAGTCGATGAGAACTCTACACCGCCTCCGATTGATGTATCTATTAACTCCCAGACAACGTCTAATCCGTATCCAGTGATCACCGGCACAGCAACGTTACCTCAGGGTAGCACAATGTTCGTGACCGTTAGCCAAGCGTCCAATGTGATCTATTACAATGTGGTACCTGTTGGCGGAAATTGGAGCATAGATACTGCAACTGCGGTAGGTTCGCAACCGTTTACTCCGATTTCTGGAGACACTAATATTTCAGTCGACGGAGTGAGCATGTATAGCCAGTTCCCAGACGATGCAGGGTTGATTACATTCGATGTTGTTATTTTACCCCCGACTGTAGCACCGACAGTGAATAGTGCCACTGTTCAACCGGGGCTTCCTGTAGTGACAGGTACTGCGCAGATGAACACTGGCAATAGCACTCTTACATTCACAATGAATGGAAGTACATACGGACAGCAAAACCCCGGCGATACGGGTTTTGTATTTAACGGAACGGACTGGTCTTTTGATACAGATCAGTATCCACCGATTTCCGGATCTTGGACAGACCTCGCCGACGGAAATACATACCCCGTGGTGGCCACTATAACTAACTCTGCTGGATCTATCAGTAGTACACCGGCTACACTAACAGTTGCGCTACCGATCGCCGATACGCAACTATGGGTAGCACCATTAACCACTTGGGACACTACGCCTGTGTTGACAGGCACTATACCTGCAATATCACCGACAGCCGATGAAGTTTTAGTAACTCTATACAACGACACCTGGAATTTAGTTCAAGCAGGCGGAGTCCAGATACCGCCCGGTCCGTGGTCATTTGACACCGGTACTGCTGTGCCGGCCATGGCGCCACTTGACACCGGTAGTTACGGGGCATTCGTAGAATGGCTCGATTATGTGAATAGCGATATCATAGGGCAATCGTCGTCTACTATAACTATTTTGCCAGAAACTGCTCCTATTGTTAACTATCAGTCTACTGCCTTAGAGTATCCGATTATTACAGGGTTTGCGAATGTGCAGGCCGGCGACGTTCTTACATTCACAATGAATGGTAGCGTATACGGATCAGTCCTAGATCCTGTAGTATTAACCGTAGGAAATAATCAGCCGTGGTTGTATGATACGTCTTTGTTCGATGCTGCAAGTGGACCGGACGAACCGTTGTCTATTAACGGCGGGTATCCTATCACAGCTACACTAACACGCGGAGCATCTTCGGATAGTTCTACAACAGTAATTACTTTTACCGGCCAAACAATTAATAATACAGGCGACCAGTTATCGATTAACAGTCAGTATATATCTGTAGGTGAGTACCCCGTGTTTACAGGAACAGCACCTGTTATTCAAGGTGCAACGTTTAGCGTTTACACGGCAGTGCCGGACCTCGATGCAGTATCCTGGGAACCGACAATAGATCCAGTTACTAATACATGGGTAGTTAATGCAAAACAAGATGTGCCTGCATCTTCTGGGTACATTGGCGCAGTACCGTATCCTGGCAATTTTACTACTGATTCCAATCTATTCGAATCTGGCACCGGTGTTGGCCTCGGGTACAAGTCCGGTACACTTGCCGCTAGGTACCCCATTACCACATATGATTATAACTTAGGTAATTTTACCGTTGACCCAGTTGATGGTGTAATTATTAACTTAGGGCAAACAGAAGAATTTACACCGGGCGGCGAGTTATATCCACCGTTAGCAGTGGGCGAATCATTAACGGCTACATTAACTTACGACATCGGCGCCGGGCCCGTTACTCATACATGGAGTGATATTCCTGTTGTCGGGAACCGATGGGAGATTGACCTTAGAGATATTCCGCTAGCAACTCGAAGCAGTATTATCATAGGAAATGGATTAGATATTAGTGTTTTTACAGTCGATGAATCGGATAACGAAATTCGCAGTGCTAGAGCACTAGTTTTAACTCCATTCCCGAAAGCAAACCAAGAAAATCCATCGCCTGCTTTAGTCTTTCCGGAAACTATCGACAGTAACGCGACTTATCAAACTATACACCCATATCCGGTTTTAGGTGGCTATGCAGACGTAAACTATAGCGGGGAATATCAAAATAATATGTTTGATGTTACCTTTAGGGGGGCAACATATCAGGTACTTGTAAACCAAGGGGGAAGTTGGACACTGAATACCGGATCAGCAACACCTATTAGCGGAACATACAGTCCATTAGAAGGTATCGGCCCGCACGATGTTGTATTAACGTTAACTAGCAGGTACACTACTGTTAACCCGGAAATAGTCACTGAATCTATTGAATTTTTACAGGATTGATAATGTTTAAACATTTAGCGTTAGCAGCATTTGTGTTTGTGGGTGGGTGTAAAGTTTATACCCACACTGCTCCACCGCCGCCTGTGCATGCAATTGAATACGATATACAGATATTAATGACTCCACGACAAGTGTCACCACCTAACGAATCGCTTGCTACTGGCAAGTTTTCTTTAGATTTAGAAAGTGGTCGCTACGAAGTAAGAATACACGGATTTGATTTTAACACAAAAACCGAAGAACCTACGCCATTAGCAGCATATTTGCATTGCGCTAAGTTTACCGCCAATGGACCTAAGGTGTATAAGTTAACAGACACTTGGAAATCAACCACTTACGACCGCACCTATGCTGCCAATGGAATACTTGTAGACAGCGAAGTAATAGATTCTAACTCAAATAGTGCATGTTCTTTCTGGGTTCGTAATTTAGAAGATCTAGAGGAGGCCTTAAATGCTAGCGAGTTATATGTTGTTGTATATAGCATGGAACATCAATTCGGCGAAATCCGCGGACAAATCTACACAGGACAGTAAATAAACCATTGACAACCTCCGTGTACTGTGTTATAATATGCAGAACATGGAGGTTTTATCATGATCATAGGCTTACTCGGCCTCATCGGCTCAGGAAAAGGGACCGTTGCAGACCATTTAGTTGAAAAATACGATTTTGTACCAGATAGTTTTGCCGCAACTCTTAAAGATGCTTGCGCAGTTATATTTTCTTGGCCACGACCTTTGTTAGAAGGTGATACAACGGAATCCAGAGAATGGAGAGAAACTGTAGATCGCTGGTGGTCGACAGAACTTAATATACCTAATTTTACCCCTCGCCTAGCACTTCAGTTGATGGGCACCGATGCGATTCGCAATCACTTTCACAAAGATATGTGGTTGCTAACAATGAAGAATAGAATACAATCTCATCCAGAACGAAATATAGTGATTTCCGATGCACGTTTTCCTAACGAAGTACAACTCATTAAAGAATCCGGCGGCATACTAATACAAGTTACTCGAGGTCATCTTCCGGACTGGTACGATATTGCAGCCGATGCTAATCGCGGAGACGAAGCAGCAAGGTTACTGATGGTAACAAAATACAGTAATATACACTCTAGCGAATGGTCGTGGTGTGGCACGAAAGTAGACTATGGTTTAGCTAACGATGCAACTTTAAGTAGTCTACGTCAGCATGTAGATTCGGTAATGAGAAATGCAATGAGATAAGGCGGTGCTAAACTCGGTGTTTTTGTGTTTATTTAGATAAATATCTATATTAAAAACAACTACAAAGGAGTTTAATACATAATGGCAACTCTCATCAGCCCCGGTGTAAGTGTTTCGGTTACAGACGAAAGCATCACTGCTGGTGCCGGACAAGGCACAGTACCTTTTATCTTAATTGCAACTGCATCTAATAAATCTATTCCAGACGGAACCGGTACTGCTCCTGGTACCTTGCCCGAAAATGCAGGAAGAGTTTATCTAATTACTAGTCAGCGCGAATTATTACAAACATTCGGAGATCCCATCTTCCAAACTGTTGGTGGAAATTCTATTAACGGTAGTCCAATTAACGAATACGGACTGTTAGCTGCATATTCTTACTTAGGACTTGCTAACAGGGCGTATGTTGTTAGAGCTGACGTCGATTTATCTCAGCTAGTAGCCTCGGTAATTGAGCCTACGTCCCCTATGCCAGTCGGAACAGTGTGGTTTGACACAATTCGTTCACTCTACGGTATTTTTGAGGTAGTTGCAGTTGACGCCAACAGTGGTAATCCAACTTATGTTCAACGCGAAATCACTGTCGTGTTTGATGGTCCGCCGGATAATTTTGTTGGACAAGTCAACGAGTACGCATTATCTTATGTTGCTGGTGTACTTTCTTACTATAAGAAAAACTCTAGCAATGTGTGGGAGTTAATTAGTGTTGCCCACGACTATCAAGCGTCTTTTAGACAGCCAGTTACACGATTAGGTGGTGGTACACTAACAGTCGGCGATGTATGGGTTAAAACAACACCGGGCGCAGGCGGAGCCGCATATTCGGTTAGCGTGTTGTCGTCTGCGACTGGGCAGTATGAACCACAAACCTGCCCGATGTTTGCACAATATACATCGCAAGTTAATACTGCCCCGGGCGGTCAACCACCAGTTTTTGTTCCTGTTACACATACTGTACCTGAACAAGCAGCAGAATTCTACGGCAGTTCGTTAAGTAATGGCGATTTCATAGTGAACGCCGTTACTGGTACTTCTACATTTACGGTCGAGAGATATCAAAACGGCGCCTGGGTTGCATTGACAGAATTTGAATTTGGACCAACACAACCGGTTCAGGGCCCAGAGCAAGGCGCATATTGGTATAATCCGGATGTCGGTTTAGATGGCGAAGGCTTCTCAACGGTCGACTTGTTAATTAACAACGGAACCGGGTCGTGGGAAAATATGCAATTACCGGGATGGAATTATCCAGGCGGCACACCGGTGCCAGGTCCTAAGGTATATCTTCAGTCTGCTAACCCAATTGAAGTCGGTATCACCCCGGCGAACGGAGATGTCTGGATAGATACTGCCCAGATTAATACTTATCCTGTTATTTTCCGTTGGAAACAGTCTACTAACCGCTGGGTACTAGTTGATAACACAGACCAAACTACTAGCAATGGCATTTTGTTCGCAGATGCAAGACCCGATCCGTACTACGGTAATGATCACGGCGAAAATAACGGAGCCGGGACTGCCCCTGATTTAGATTTAGGCGTGCCTGATCCGGACGCATATCCAAAAGGCATGTTGTTATGGAATACTAGATTCTCTACTAGAAACGTTAAACAGTGGAATAATTCTGAAATTGTCGAAGTTGACGTCGATGGTAATCCTGTGATTGAAGGTCGCTGGGTGAATGCATCCGGTAACGCGCCAGACGGTTCGCCTTACATGGGCACTTCTGCACAAAACGCAGTTGTAGTTAAAAAATTAAACGAAGTGCTAGTATCTAACGATAATATCCGTTCGGAATTTGTATTCTTTAATTTAATTGCTTGTCCTGGATATCCAGAGGTAATCGACGAAATGATTACACTGAATATCGATAGAAAAGAAACAGGTTTTATCATCGGAGATACACCGTTCGGTCTTAAGCCTGCCGCCACTGATCTTCAGCGATGGGCAACTAACGCAAATAATGCACCAGGCAACGGTCCAGATGGTTTAATTAGTGCCGATCCATATCTAGGTATCTATTATCCGAGTGGGTTTGCAACTAATACCGATGGTACTTCCGTGATGGTTCCACCGAGTCATATGATGCTACGAACTTATGCATACAACGATCAGGTAGCATATCCGTGGTTTGCACCTGCTGGTTTGACTCGTGGACGTATTTCTAATGCTGCTGCCGTAGGATACCTATCAGAGGAAGGTGAATTCCAACCAGTTACCTTGAATCAAGGACAACGTGATACTCTGTATTCAAATAATATCAACCCGATTGCATTCATTCCTAACGAAGGTTTAGTTGCATACGGTCAGAAGACAAGAAATCCGTTCAGTTCTGCAATGAGCAGAGTTAACGTAGCACGCCTAGTTAACTATATTCGTTATCAATCAGAAAATATTGCAAGACCATTCTTGTTTGAACCTAACGATAAGCAGACACGCGACAATGTTACCTCGGCTTTCCAGAGATTCCTAGCAGAACTAGTAACATTACGTGGTTTAACAGACTTCTTAGTGGTCTGCGATACAAGTAATAACACACCTGCTAGAATTGATAGAAATGAACTGTGGATAGATTTAGCAATTGTGCCTACTAAGGCTATCGAATTTATTTACATTCCGATTCGTATCAGAAACACCGGTTCTGATCTATCGACATAATTGCAACAACTAAAAAAAAGGCACTTCGGTGCCTTTTTTATTATAAGCGTGTAGTTATGCAAGGTATTTGCGGAAAACCATTCTTAAATTTTTCTACGATATATGATAAATATAATTATGAAAAAGCATATTCTTAGGAGAATAACATGGCAGACTTGAGTAAATTCGGCGTACCACTAGACGGATCGAATCTTGGAATTTTACACCCGAAGCAATCGTATCGCTTTCGGGTTAAGTTCTTCGGATTCGGCATGAATGATATGCTGAGAGAATTAACACAGAACGTAGTAACTTGTACTCGACCTAAAGTTTCGCAAGAGGAAGTAGCATTGCATGCGTATAACTCTACAGGTAAAATTGCAGGTAAACATACGTGGGAAGATGTAACTATTACGATTAGAGACGATATCAATAACTCTGTTATATCGGCAGTTGGTTCGCAGGTGCAAAAGCAGATTAACTATTACGAGCAGACATCTGCTGTTGCCGGTATTAATTATAAGTTTGCTATAGAGATTGACTCACTTGACGGTACTACTAATGAAGAATTAGAAACATGGAGACTAGATGGTGCATGGTTGAAAAACGTAAGTTACCCAGACGGCGATTATGCTTCGAGCGATGCAAACGTAGTTGAATTAACTATTTGTTACGACGTTGCTACCAACTTGAAAGGTCCTAATACTAATGGCGGTAATACTGTCGGCGATAATCCGATGCCGGATCTACCGAGCCCGACTGGTGGTACTACCTTCGGGTAATTTATAAGATTTTTGTTCGGGTAATAACAACTTGTTACCCGAACAAATTCTATGTAATAAGGACCGATATAAAACATGGCAAACTTACTAGGCGATCTTACAAAAACGCTAGGCGGATTAGGTTCAGTCGGTGGTGACCTAGCCAATTTATTAAACTTCAGTGGTTTAGGCGATCGATCGGGGTACGTACAAACTCCTAAGTTAGCAACCTCAGTGTACGGCTTAGATTTACCTGCGCTAAATCAGAACATACCTTTTTTAAAGTTTGAGTTTTTTGCTCATATCTATCCCAATGGCGATGCAGCAGAATATTTTGCTTCTATATTTAAAGAGTCTCACTGGTCGGGCGGATTTCCCCTCATCAAGAGCGTAGTGATTCCTTCAGTCGACATCGATACCAAGACGTTAAACGAATATAATCGCAATAGGATAAGTCAGACTAAGTTAAAGTTTAAGCCGGTTAAGCTAGTTATACACGATGCAGTAAATGGCATCACCCTGAATATGTGGAAAGCGTATTACGAGTATTATTTTTCCGACGGCAACAAAAAAACTGATCAAGTCTCGGATCAAGTCCTTAATCCAAGTGAAAATTTCCCAACTAATAAGTTTGGATATAATTTGGCGCAAGTAGGTAATACTAAATATCTGTTCGATAAGATTGATATATACCAAATACATGCTAAAAAGGTTATACAGACAACGTTATATAATCCTCGCATAAGCAGTTTTACTCACGATACGTTAGATTACAGTTCTAATGAAACTGTTGCAATCACGCTTGAGTTCGACTACGAGTGGATTGAATATCACACATGTGCAAGTATAGAAGATGACCCTAATTTATTAGCATTTCTTGGTAAATCTCGCCCACTTGAGATGAACTTTAATTGGAAAACACCTGTAGCAGCGTGTAAACCACCGCCAGAGGCAACATCGTCGGGCATGTTATCGGGTGTAGTTAGTTCTGAAAGTTCATTAGATAATGTTGTTGGCGGATTTAAGACAGCAGCAGGCATGGCGCAATCTGCTCTCGGTGTCGTTAGAGATGTTAAAAAAACTGCACAAGTTATTGTGGGTAAAGCTGCAAGTGCTGCAAGTGTTTGGAACCAAGTTCAGATGGATATAACAGGCAAAGACGAACCTATTATACCTGCGCCCAAAATAAGAGACGTATCAGCCTACGTAAATCAAATACCAACCGGATATTCGGACATTCGACGATTTTCTCGTAATGTGTTGAAATAAGGATGCCTCATGTCTACTCCGTTTATTGTCACTAGAAACAAGCCAACAGGTAGATTTAGTTCTACAATGTTAGGCCAGCGCGGTGCTCAAAAGAAGATAACAAATAATGCCGGCTCGGTTAATAATACATACACAAATGGAACTGGCACCGAGTTTTACCCTTCCCCGGAGAATGTTGCATTAAATAACAACCAAACAGTTGCCGGTGCATTTTCAGAAAATATGTATACTGCGGTGTATGGCTTTTTTCAGAGCCGTGGTGCCTCTAGTGCAAATGCGGCAACAATGGCGTCAATTACATTAGATATCGCTAGAATAGACAACGTGTCACCGTGGGATATTGTGGTCGATGTAGGCAAAAAACTTAGGATAGACACAGACTACTATACCTCTTTAAATGTGTTGCGTAGTCCAGACGATCAGCAAGCACGCATGATTAACATTAACAATAACGATAGTTTTGTATCCCGATCAATAATGCCATGAGCCTAAAATATCAGCGCGGCAACTTTATTCCCGAAAATCCCGATAAGTACGTCGGGACATATCCCATCATTTACCGTAGTTCGTGGGAACTCACTGTAATGAGAATGTGCGATAATCATCAGAATATTCTTCAATGGGCATCGGAATCCGTAAAAATACCCTACGTCAATCCTCTTACCGGTAAATACACAGTGTATGTTCCGGACTTCATGGTTGCATTAGAAGACCGAACTGGTAGACAACGAGTTGAGCTTTGGGAAATAAAACCTAGTAAGCAGACTTTCGTAAAAGAGGCGAAACAAAAGCGCGATCAGTTTGCATTAGCGGTCAACGCTGCTAAATGGAAAGCAGCTACTATATTTTGCAAGCAGCGCGATATAACATTCAGGGTAATCACCGAAAATGATATATTTCGGGATCCTAGAAAAAAGTAGGACACATGACAAAAAAATTAGAAGATCTACTGGGCATCTCACCGTTTGACACAGTAGAGTCCGACGATGCCTTCGGGGATAAGACTATCGCAGAAATGCAAGAAGATGCATTCGTTGAAGCAGCACATGTCATGAATGCGCTGAATACTTCCGAAAAAATAGACCTAGCGTTAACTACAGTAACGGGCTTATCCGAGCACGACACCGAAATGGACGACATTGCAAAAAAGGCAATAACATCGTATACCGAATTGTGTAGTATAGGAAAGAACGTGCCCGATATGCATATTGGTAAAATATACGAAGTGGCAGGGCAAATGCTTAAAACTGCACTAGAAGCAAAAGAAGCAAAAGTTCAAAAGAAATTAAAGATAATAGAATTGCAAATTAAAAAGATGCGAGTTGATCAGCAAGACGAAAACGGCGTAGGCAGTGGCAATAATGATGCACCGGAGTTTGATCGCAACGAATTACTGAAGCATATCGTAGATTCGAGAAAGTAAAGCAAATAAAGATAAATAACATAAACTGTTTTTCGGAGTAGATAATGTCTAAAGTATTTAAAGAATATTATGCCGAGTCACAAACTGATTACGTTTACACTCTGAAGTTAGCCGTAAATGAAGTGACCGACAAAATGATGGATAAGCTAGAAACGGCGTTAGGAAGATACGAATTAGTATCTGCTAGCGCGTTTAAGAAAACACCTATACAAGAATCCCCTTTGGATTTTCCTAATGTAAGAAATAGCCCCGTGTTTATTTCCGAAATTAAAACTACGTACCCTGCATCTAGGGATTTTCTCGAAACGTACATATCGGGTGTACTAGGCATTTCTGAACAATTAGTTGTTGTATATTCGGAAAACGATCCGCGCCAATATACGACTGACTTTTACTTAGAAGTCACCGATCCTGCGTATAAGGAAAATTATAAGCCGGTACTAGGCGAAGATGGATACCCAGGAGATGTAACTAATGCAGAAGCTGCAAAAATGTATGGCAAAGAATATAATACTAGCTTTCTAAAAGAGTTAGAAGATGTTCGTACATCGCGCACTATTGACATTGTCGAGACTCCACTAAGTGTTCCGGCCCAGCCGAGTGACGTCGGCGCAGACTATGACACATTTAATAAAAATGCAGATAATGGCAAGCCTAGCATATTCGGCAGAGAGCCAAAAAACAAATATACTAATTGGAACAAAGGGGCATAACATGGACTTAGATAAGCTAAGAGAACTTGCAGGAATTG